ACAGTAATCCAGCATTGATCGCCTCAATGTACTGTTCATTTGTAAGTTGTTCAATGCAGGAATCTGCATCCGGAATCTCTGTATGTACAATTGATTTAGATGATTCTTTACATCCGATCACACCGGCCTGAACAGCAGCTGAAATATATTCTTCCATTCTGTCTCCAGACGTATCGTAATATCCACTTCCGACATAAACAAAATAAGGTGCGTTGTAAGATTTTGCGTTCGTCATTCTCTCTGCTAGAGATTTATTCGCTTCTTCTCCTAATACACAGATTCCTAATGCCCCGTTGTCATGAATACGATCCATATATGTCTTCGCTAATGCCTTTACGTCAGAATCAACTGTATCAAGCACAAGCACATTCCAGGAATACATTTCAAATGCATTAAAGGCATTACTGTAGTCTTCTGTTTTTACAGTCGGTGCAGTTCCACCAGCTAAAGCCTGTTGTGTTACTGTCTGCATAATTCCAGATGCTTCTGAAACAAGTTCTGCAGACAGGTACTTGCTGTCTTTCATCGCTTCTACCAGATTTGTAGCTTCATTGACTCCAGATCCGGCAGCAAAGCTTACTTTTTCTACTAAAATTGATCCGTTATATACAGAGCATTCTTTTGTGTTTTGATCTCCAAGCTTCTGTTTTACAGTTACAGAAAACTTCAATGCTGTTGGATACTTTGTTTTCAGAGTAACCGCATTCGTCGATGTTGTTGTCTGTAGCTGTAAGCTTCCTTCTTTTCCACCAGTGCCAAGGCGATATACATACACTGTATTCGCTCCAGCTTCAAATAATTTTTCTGCTGCATCAATTGTTCCGCTATTCATATACAGAGCGTTCAGATCAGTTTTAGATGTAATTTTGCTCACTTCTCCAACCGGTCCAAAGTCTGCATGAACAGGAATGCAGAACACTCCATTCATTGCGGATACAACACTACTTCTTGTAATCTGCTCATGTCTTCTATAGACACCAGCTCTTACCTTTTTTTCTCCTTTTAAGAATAATCCAGACAAGTTTTACACCTCTTTTCTTCTGAATGTATTTACAAGTTTCTGTGCAGCACTCTCAGTTGCTTCAGCCAAACCTGACTGTGCAAATGCTGCTCTGATAATATCCTCTGTTGTATCTAACACCTGAGGGTTTTCAGCAAATTCATCGACTGTATAAGTAACTTCTTGTACAGCTTTTGTTTCTTCTTTCTTTTCTGCCATTTCTTCCTCCTAATTTATATTTAGACCATTCATTTTTTGACTGTCTTTGATTTCTGTTAGCTTTCCATATTGTCCACGAACTGTTACCTGTCCATCTCTTAATACGTCAAGCTTCGTACTATACTGCAATTGATTCACAAAAAAAGGAGATCCATCATTCATTCTGAATCTCTCTTTTTCCTGTAAATTCTGTAGCAGCTCCATGATCATCTGATCTGATTGATTATCCGATTCAGAAATTACATGAACTTTCATTACTGCCATCTGCCAGGTACAAGCAGCTGTGGATGGGAATGTTCCTGGTTGCAGTGAATCAAGCCTTACATATGCAGCAATATCTTCGGGCCCTGGTTTCCAGATTTCTTCAAGATCTGTACTATTAATCACTGTTACATTCCAATTATCAGCAAGATGCTTTGCAAGTGAATTAACTGGATCAAGCGGCTTATATGTATGTTTCTGAAAAGCATATGCATCAAAAGATAATACTGCTCCACATACCTCTACATCATCTTGTCCTTCTAATTTTTCTTGAAAGGATTCTGTATTTCTCCATACAAGAGAAATCGTTGTTTCTTCATCACTCAGAAAAACACCTTCAAATGCACTTTTTAAGGCTTTTTTTGCTTTAAGTAGGTTATTATATCCGCCTGCCGTAAAAAGGAACGCTAGGGCTATCTGCATTGTTCCAGACACCTTTCTTTCTGGATCATCTTTCAGATTTAATCCATATATGATCCGTCCATACTGATTTCCTTCCCATCCTCGATCCGAATCATCTGGTGCCTGGTCATTAAAAATCGCTGGACTGTCATCGTATGTGGCTAATCCAGCAATATCTAAACTGTTTAAATACTTATATACGACATTTTTCATAGAGTTACCTCAAAATCGGATCCGTAGATTTCTTCAATCTGCGGTCCAGCTTTCTTTTTAATCGGATCAATAAAAGGTCTGCTTGCCATCTTCTTTGTACCACCTTCCAGCCACTTTGCATATTTAACGTTGCTCTTGATTCGACTTGTAACTCTGTTCCCTTCAATCAAGGTTTCATCGTTCCAATCTTGACGTAAATGTCCAGATTGTGGTGCTGGTGTCTCTCCTGGTGCTGATGATCTGTTCGGAAGTCGTTTGTACTTTCTTCCAGAACCACCCTTTGACAGCACTTCAAGCTCAATATTCCTAAGAGTGTTTGTCGCTAATGCACCTTTTCGCATCATCTCTCTTTTAATACTTTCATCAAGATTTTTTGCACAAGCATCAAATTCTGCCCCAACGTCTCCCATTATGCATCGTTCCTTTCCAGTACATAGTAGATTGCAAATTGTCCTGTTCCAGCTGGATCTTCCGTGCCTTTTACAATAAATCTGCGATTATCAAGCTCTAGAATGTCATTTTTTCGAACATTTACAACTGGATGATAGGATACGATCGTATGACTCACTGGATTCTGGTTTTGATCCCAGAGTTTTAATGTCTTCACATCTGCTTCGGCAAGAATTCCATCTATGATCACGTCCTTTGTTTTCTCTTCGCTTGCTTTTATAATCATTCCCTCCTCAGCTCTGCTCCTTTTTTGTCTAATTACAGAAAAAGAATTCATATACTGATGAGGTCTTCCAAATGCTAGCATCTTCAAAATCGTCCACCTCCTGGATGGTTCATCATGCCGATGTAGAAATATTCTTGTTTTTCATTCTTGTACGGCTTAAGAGTAGCTCCAGCATTTGATGTTGCAATTTCTTTTTTTAGATCATCGTATAGCTGTTTCCAGAAATTCATACGATTCCCAAAGTCAAAAGAGACTGGACCAACACTGCTGTCTACGTCCTGTCCGTACTTAAACATCATATGCTCTAGCAATTTGAGTTTTGCCATTTTGAAATTTTTCGGATACTGCTCTAAAACAGCTGCGATTTCTTCATCAGCTAATGCCGCAGACATTCCGTTTCTGGACACATCTGTATCAGCTAACTCGAACCTCATTTTCATAACGTCATCGGTATTAATCGACTCAGGGTAATAATTATACGTCATTCTCCTCACCGCCTTCCGGCTGGTCAATTTCTTCTGCTACCTCTGTTTCCTGGCTAACATCCGTAACAACAGATAAATCAGCAAGTCTTGTTTCAACTGCTGCCTTAATTCCTTTTCGGGAATCGATCTCATGTAACAGCTGTAAGACCGGTGTATCTTCCTCTGTCATGGTCGCAATTTCAATTTTTGCCTCATCCATTGTTTTCTGGATGGTTGCAAAGAACTGTAATAACTGCTGTGTGTTCACTGCAAGCTCGTGCTTTGATTGTAATAACGGAATTGATAAAGTGTTAGGGTTAACACTTAAATCTTCTGTATACGCTTCGTTTGCACTCGCTACTTCTGCAATATGTCCAGACTTTTTAAGGAAAAGAGAGCGTCGTTCATCTACGACACCCTCTGGAATAGTCTCTCCGATCTTATACTGCTTTCCGCCAAAATTAACTGGCTTAAGTGCAACATAATTCATATAAAGCACCTCCTACTCAGATACACAACCACTTAAGAACGTTGCAAGGTCATCGGAAGTCTTTTTCATGTCTGTTGCCATAAGTCCTTCGATGAACTCTGAATGTGATCCTCCTGGTCCATCATACTGTGATGTAGCCATCCACTGTCCATTTCCTAACATATCCCATGTATAAATATATCCGGCAGATGGTTCTTCAAGATCTACTTCTTTCGGTGCATAAGTTAATAATGCACTGTTATCGTCAAAGACAAATTTCATATCGGCTTTCTGACCGATTTCTGCTGCATTATAAGTTGCATACAGAACTTTTACTTCTTCCAGACCAAGTACCGCTGCAATTACCTGTTCGTTAACAAGTGCTGGATTCGGTGTTGACCCTGAACCTGTAACTCTTTCTAAGAACTGCGGATGATTTTTGATTGCCTTATACGCTCTGTATCCTAAGCATAATTTGTTAGGCATTCTACGTCCGTTTAAAAGGATTTCTTTCTTCATCTCATCAAACTGACCTACGATGTCCGCGTTTGCATCATCAAAATGCACAAACTGTTTAGATGTTGAAGCTGTTGCTTCTCCTGTCTTAACATTTGCCCATGCGTCAGCATTGAAAAACTTGTTTGCAAAGACCATATCAAGGTGCAGATTCATCTGTTCTGAAACCTGTTTTACCTTTGCACGTCTCGGATCAATTGTTGCTGGTGCTCCAGTTCTCTGGTAATCCAGAGCTGTGATGTTATCTACTCCGACGATGATCTGATCTACCTCACATTTGTAAGTATCATCTGAATGAGAGAATACAGCCGGCTGTACTGCTCCGAACTTAGGCTTTCTCTTTACCTGGTCTTTCGCGATCTCTTCTTTGTTGAAGATATAGTAGCTTCCAGTGCTTGCATGTACTGGAAGAATTGGAAAGATGCTTGGAGCAACATTCATTCCAGGTGCCTGAAAATAGCTCATTGCCATATTGGTTAAGTAATAATTTGGTTTCCAACCTTTCGCAATATCAACTGCGATTGCTGCTGCGTTGTTATGTCCTGTGTTCATTTATTTCATTCCTCCTTTATTTACGCTTCATATCCAGCATGGATGATCGCAACGTTTACGATGTCTCCTTTTGCTGTTGCTGGTGTCAGTGCCATAGCTAAGATATACTGCCCTGTTGTTGCCTTCTGGCATAACCCCTCTGCATCAGCAGCAAGGAAATCTCCTGCTTCAATTTTTGCACCAGCTGTCCACATGCCCTGATTTCTGATCTGAACAGTAATATTATCGCCTTTGGCTACTGTCTCATTTTCAAGGACCACAATTCCTGTTGCTTTCTTTCCAGCTTCAGGAAGTTTTGCTCCATCTTTTGTTAATAAGACTGCTGCAGCTATTTTAAGATTTTCTCCAGCTGTAGCAACGATCACTGGTCTATCATTGATCGGATTGTATTCATATGTTCTGTTTGCCATCTTCTCTGTACCTCCCTTCCTATTTGTCGAACATTGCTCTTAATTCAGGATCATTCTGCATGACGATATCCTGTGCCTGTGCATCCGTTAAGTTCGGCATAGATTTCTTGATCTCTGCTACCTTTGCGTTCATCTTTGCAACACCTTCTGTATCGTCATTTCCTGTGTGAGCTCCACCAGATTTACCGATTTCCTCAAACAGACCTGATTTCTGAATTACCGCAAGGTTGTTATCCATGGATGCAATGAAGTTGTTATACGCTTCATCGGATGTTGCTTTCATGGATTTCAGAACTGGCACTAAGTCCTCTGCTTTTGTTCCTAAGAGTTCATACTTCTTAGCAACTTCTTCTAAGGACTTCTGTTCTGCTTCTTCTGCTCTCTTCTGGATTGGTTCCATGATCTTCTTCATCATAGAAGTGAAGTCCTTTGTAACACCTTCCATTGCTTTATTCACTGCTTCCTGAACCTGTCCATCAATATCAGCTCTTTTTGCAGTATCCTCTTTTTTTGCATTTGCATCATCCTGTAATGCTTTTAATGCTTCTTTCTTTTCTTCCTCTGTCATGTTTGAAATATCAAATGCCATTTCATTCTCCTTTTCTTTTTTTTCTTTGTTAATAGTTTCTGGATCACAAGATTTTTCAATGACTTCTTGCATTTTTGCGATCTCAAAGTCATCTGCAACAACAGTATCTTCTTTGTCTGTTGCTGCACGTTCTAATTTGATCCAAGACTTGGATGCATCATCCGAAAATGCCTTAAACTGATCAATGCTCTGTGCGATTGCTGCCTGTTTATCCTCACACTCTTTATCGAGTAAGATTGACACAATCGACTGCTCCAGAGAGTTGCAGGCATTCCAGATCTGGTCCCTCACGTCGTAGATCTTCTTTTCATTCATTACATCATCAAATGATGTTGCTTCATCTTCCATGGACTTTCTGACATCTTCTGAATTTACTCCTAAGCTGTCACAAAACGCATTAAAGAATCGCTTGAAAAAGTTTCCCTTCGGTTCTTCTGCACCTCCTCTCTTTTTAATCAGGATATTTGCTTTCTGATCTGCCCCGATGTCTACTGCATCGATTTTTTTTACTTCCAGATCTTCCAGCTTTGTCTTTCCTTTTGTTTTCATGTTTCCTCCTTCCTAACGACACTTTTTCGAGTTTCAACACGATTATTCGAGTTTCAAAAACGCAAAGTGCATTTCCAAACACAAAAAATAGACCAATTTGCATTTTTTGCAAAATGGTCCTTAGTTGGTATATTAGTTGAACTATTTAGCTATTTTTTGAACTAAATTTTAGATTTAGCTTAATTTTTAACTAATTTAAGACTAAATTTCAGTTTTTCCTTTCAGATTTTACTTCTTCAATGATCTTCTGAAGCTTTCTTTTATAGTTCTTGTTCCCTGTCAGTCTTATGTGACTTTCCAAGGTTCTTAGATTTCTGGATGTTGGAACTCTTCTACGTTCCACGTTCTTCTTGATTGCGATCGCAACTCTTTTATTCCTACAGTGTGTATGATGCAATTCAAAGCAATCAGGATTGTACACGATCCATTCATCCTGTCGGTGTGATTTCTTAATCTTAAGAATGCGATCATCTCCTAGTTAATTCCTTGCCACGCCTGTTGCAGCAAAAATCCTAACAGTTCCCAGATTTTGTTTTTGATCCTTCCCATGCAAATATCTTTGCCAATCTTTTCATCGTAGTTCTTTGGATCAACACACGAAGATGATTCCACGATATCAAAACCATTTCGAAGCACACAACGAACAACTGTTGTTGTCTCTCCCATCGTGATTGTCTCCGTAGATGCAATAAAATCATCGACCATTTCTGGTCCGATACTTACTCCAGATGGAAGATTTTTATTATCATCCACTTTCATATATGCTTTTTCAAAAACATCTTTCGGAGACCATGATTCGTACCCATCTTGGTATACAACCTTGTATCCTGTGATCTCCTTTGTAACTGGGTTTCTCTCTGGTTCTGCCTGAATCAACTTAGCACCGATGTATTTATCCATTATTCTTCCTCCTCAACTTCAATACGCTTTGCTTTACCCTCAATACTGAACATCGTATAAGTTCCGTCTTTGATCTTTGCCCATACTTCATCGTCTGTGATATGGAATCCAACCCACCAGCCTTCAGGCAACGTACCTTCCTCTATACCGAGAGTTTTCATCTTTTCCTTAGTGAATATAATACTCTCGATTAAAACGCCTGCACCGCCTCGCTCGTGCATCTCTCCAGCTTCTCGGTAAAACTCAACATAGGTATATGCTGTCTGTTCTAGTTCTTCCGGATCAATTAAATCGTTCTGGCGGTCAACCAGCTGATTTCCATTCTCATCGACTGCAATCTTAGCCCATCCAAAGACGTACTGCTTTTCTTCGTCCTTCTTAGTAATATCTACTCGATTCAAGGACTTTCGTATACTGTCCTGTGTCTGTGCTGGGGATCGAATGTAATCGTTAAAATATCTCATGCTTCCTCCTTCTTATACAGCCGATCAAAGTCATTCTTACGAACTACATTTAATCGACCGACTGAATCTTTTACAACATAGTCTCCTATTCTTGCAACAAGTCTGCTGTTCTTGTATTTGCGGCCAATAAAATAGATCGTGCATCCAATAACGGCTGTTGTTCCGTCTTGCCATACACGATCTATCATAATCTCTTGCTTATTCATTTTCTTTGCAAACCAGTCAGGGGCGATCATCTCAATATCGGGTGTGATCTGCACCGCATCAACTGTTTGCTCGATTGCTTTATACTTCATTATTCTTCTTTCTTTGCATATCGTCCAGTTCCATTTGCATAATGGATTCCGTCACAGATTTTCATAGTTACTTCTAACATCCCTAAAGGTTCAAACTGCCTACGAATATTTCTCGGAATTGTCTTATCCTTTAACCATTCATGCATATCGTCCAGTAATTCAAACCATTCTTGTTCGTGTTCTGATACATCCATATCTTGTTTCATTAGCTGATCGAATCTTTCTTTTAATTCAAGATGTTTTTCCATTTTCTAAAGCCTCCATCCAGTGCGATACCTTCTGATAATCTTCAATATTTCCTGATAACATCATTTTATCATAGATCATATTATTCAGCCAGTCATACCTATCTGGTAACGGAACAGAAATAAGCTTCATTGCAAAATCATAATCATTTTTAAATAACCCAGCAACTTTATTTATATTTCTTAAAGCTTCTGTCATATGATCGTACTGTGATTCAAGAATTTGTATATTCTCTTTCTTGCTAATCTCCTGTGTTGCAAACTGTACCGAACCCTCTTCCATGTTCTCATACTGTTTATACATTTTACGATCATATTTTGTAACTGATCTAGCGTGTAACTGTTCATGTAACAAAATATGTGGGGCTGTTTCATGTCTGGTTATAATATCTCCGTTCCACTGGATACCATAAACACCAGAATCATCATCAACTACGACCTTTCCACTCCATGAGCTTTCAAGATCAAGATGTTTGTCTGCAATCTCTGACATTTTATTAGCAAGAGTCTCTATTTCCTCTGTGCTGTACTCTCGCAGTTCATCTTCTTCTGTTTCATACGCTGCAGCTATAGATTTTGAATTGACATACATAACACAGCATTTACACCTCGGATGAAGCGGAGGAAGTAGCTTACCTGGGGCAAATTCTTCGTCCATTCCAACAACTTTGCCGTTCAGTTCTCTACATGTGCTACATGTATTCTCACTTCCCGTGGCAGACCATTTTTTATCCTGTGGTGGCAATATGCCTTGATCGACAAGATTCTTTATATGCTGATATCTGCCATACTCATATGCAAACGCTCTTTCGGTCTGTGCGATCGTGACGGCTCTTTCTCTTAGCCTTTTCTCTGCATACTTCATTTGCTTATCTCTCGCCATTTTCTCGATCTTCTCTGGACTTGTCCTAGGATGTTTCTTAGTAAGCTCTTCCTTGATATTCTCATAGTATTTCATAGCCGCTTGTGTCTGTGGCTTCGTTAAACCAATACAAGGACGGATAAACCTTGCAAGCTCATCTGTTCCCATATGTTTTCTTATTCCGATATCGATCATTGACTGAATTGCATCTTTCTGTACTCTTGTACAATTCGTTACAAGCTCAGCTGTGTGCTTTTCCAACCAATCAGATACCGCCCAATGATCTGCATCAAATTTATATCCAATGTCTATTCCTTTGTGCTGGTTTTGATTTTTAGCACCAGCTTTCATTGCTTTAACCATCTCTGGTGCAATCTTATCATGAACCAGTTTTGAATAATCCTGTTGCCATTCTTCTACAGATTTCTTGGAGATCACACCAGCCTGAATAGCTTCTCTGATCTCTTTAAATGTAAAAACCGTCTGCTGATCCTTCCAATACCTGACCAGCAAGCGTGTTAATTCTGGACTGCTGCTATTAAGAAACCTCTCTAATGCTTCTTTCACATCATTTGGCTTAATCGATCCACGCTTCTTAACCTTTCGGAATAGGAACATATAATCAGCTCCTTCCTAATCGTTTCTTGGCTTCCTGGACCTTTCCGTCATCTTCGGCAACGTCTTGATTGTCCTCTGGATGTACATTATTTCCATTTCTCTGTGATCCAAGATCATTTGTCTGCTGATCTTCTCTATCAGGATCAATGAACCTTTCATCGTCAGCTACCTTTGGTGGCAAATTGCCAACCTCTCGAATATATGTTTCTAGTTCGTCATCAGGGATCAATACACCAGTACCAGCCATCGTCTGAATGTACTGTGCTAATTTGTTCATATCAACTTTCTCTATGTCTCCATGAACCATCTGAGGGTAATCAGTGATCCCCTTGAAATGCTCTCCGTTCAGATCAATTAATCTTGGAATTGCTTGATTATTAAATGCTTCACAGATAATATCCAGATATGAACCAATGGCAACTGCAAACAGCTCTGTCTTATCATCCGATAACGCAAATGATCCGGTGTGTTCATGTCCTAACAAAATAAAATCCGCAAGCGTTGTCATTGCTATGCGGCTATCATAACGATTTATGATCTCGTTCGTGTCAATTTGTCTGCTTCCACCAGTGGAAACAAGTTCGAACTTAAATCCGGGTGGTAACACAATACCGGCACTCTTGTCTTGTCTGATATTTTTTACCAGACTATTTGCCCATGCTAACAATCTTGAACCTTCGGGATCATCTGGATTATACAAGTCAACACCTTCTGGTGGTGTGACCATCGGTATACCAGCGAGATCTCTTTCAATCCCAATTCCCTCAAATTCCTGAATACCTTTCTTGAAGTACCAGGAACGATAAGCATTTCTCAGAATACTTCGTCCTTCTGGATTGCCTTTTCTTGATCGGGTCCTGAAATGGATTGCCTTTTCCAATGGAATCGTAAAAAGTCCAAAATTTGGTGGTGGCATCTGTGTCATACCAATAAGGTTATCCTCATCATCATACTCCCATTGGTATAGAGAATCCTGTGATCGGATAGGAAGCTTTCTCCATCCAATTAAGCCGTCATCATACTTGCTATTTGTCTTAGGATTTCCTGTCCTACCTGATCTTCGCTTATATACGATTTCATGGTACGACCAGCCATATGTAAGAAATGATAGGATTTCAGAAACTGTATCTGTCCAAGTATCTTGCATATCATTCATACAGCTTTCTATAAATTCTGCTGCCTTGATATCTGCCTGATCATCCCCTTGTGGTTCGACCGAAAACGTAGCCTGTCTTAATAAAGTATCTAATGCAAATATAATTGCTCCTACCACATCGTCGTTGGATTCCATTTCGGTATATACTTTAACTCCACGTTGTCCTCTCAACTCTGAAAGAAATTCTTCATAAAAGCTACCGCCCCACCGATTTTGACCGATGCGACCAATTTCATCATACAATGCTATTTCACCTCCAATAACTATCTTTTGTTCCAATAAGTGACGTTGGAACACTGATTGGTTTAATTTTGTTTCTGTAGCAAGATAAAACAACAGCATCTGCCCGGTCTGGGGATTCTCCAATGCGTTCTTTCATTGCTTTTTTCGATTCTAGTCGTATCTTTCCCGATGAACTAAGATCATATTTTCTTGCACTCAATTGTGCGATAAGTTCTGTGTCATTTGGTAATATTGTTTCTTTTTCTTCTAACATGTCTCTTAATATGGACCATGCATAAGATGTGATATCATGATATTTTTCTGCTGCTTTCTTGTCTGGAACGGCAGCAGAAAAATTAACCGGAACAATCACTACACCAGATAACTTTCCCTCCGATTTTAATTCATTCAAACGATCTGTTACTCCGCCACCAAGACCAGTATCATCTATGATCACATATATTGTTTTTTTATATTTAAACTTTTCTTTGATATTCCTACACTCTACAACAACATCTCCTACAGTCTTCATTAGGTCCTGCCCATGTCTGATCTTTTCTAATGTGATCTTGTTATTCATATTCCTTGCGATCACTGTATCATCGTCGCCAAAGCGAGCCACATCGACTCCTAAAGTACAAATATCAGCTGGTGGTATCTCTTCCAAGATGATTGATGATTCCAACATTTCCAAAGGCATATAAACATCATCATCCTGTTTAGGAAACAATCCTTTTACCCTGACTCTGACAACATTACTTTCTTCTCCATATTTTCTGATCAGAGAATCAATGTTGTCTTTATTAGTTCTTTTAGACTCTGCGGAATTTACAGTAATGCAATAATATAATTTACGATCAGATGTATGACTGTCATAAAATGTACCGCTTGCTTTTGTTGGGTTTCCACAAAGCAGCAGTTTATTATTTGCTCCTGTCAGAGTACCTAAGATTGCTTCCATGATCGGATCTGCAACACCAGAAGCTTCATCAACAATGAACAGCATATTATCCTCATGGAATCCTTGCATATTTTCTGGAGTAGTTGCTGTTCTTGCTACTGCATACCAGCGTTCTTTGCTGCCAATCATAGATATTTTTGTTTTGGTCCACTGTAGTATCTCCTTCAATAACGGAGATTTACTTTGCCACTTTGAAACCTCTGCCCAAAGAACATCGTTCAACTGGTGTAGCGTTGGGGCTGTTGCTACAACTCTTGCATTCTCAAAGCAGCTTAAAAACCACAGCAGTGTTGCAGCTTCAAATCCTGTCTTTCCAACACCCTGTCCAGATTTGATCGTTACTTTTGGATTATCTCTTAGAGCAAATGCTGCCTCTTTTTGCCATTCATCCGGATAAAAGGAAAGAACTTCTTCAAAAAATTGAACTGGGTTCTGCTGCCATAAAGGAATACTCTCTACAAGGAAATCATGTAATACTCTATCATCCATCTGATTCCCTCGCTTTTTTTACAGCATCCATCCAAGTTTGAACTGCATCAGACTCATTATTATTTCCGCTATGCTGAATTTGCTCTGTTCGAGCCTTCATTTGTTCAACCTTAGCTTTCTGCTCTTCTGTTGCCATATTCATATGATCCGACAACCATTGCAAAGCTTTCATGCGATCAGCCAATTTTATGCTTGCACCATCACGTCCCTGTTTTACCTCAGATAAAATTGTTCCGTCTATCTCCGTAGAATCTTTAAATCTAACGACATTTGTTGTTTGTTTTAATATTTCTTTTTCTCCAGTCTTTGGATTTTTTATTTCCACGGGTCCATACATTGACATTACTGGTACTTCTTCTGTTCCAAACAAGACATAATCCGTAATATCAGCAAAAGCAATATCCATGTATTTTTGGAAAACATCCTCTTCTGATAGAAATTCACGATTAAGACGATTTTGTTTAAGGCTATTAATCTCTGATTTTATCTTAGCATTTCTTAGTAACATAGATCCATTAACCATAGCGGTTTCATAACTACATTGATAGGCTTTTTGATATGCCTTTGTAGCATTAAAACAACGTACATAATAAATGCAAAAAAGCCGCTGTTTATCAGTTAATTCAGGATTTGCTATAACCTGTTTAACTTCTTCAACACCGGCTTTGCTTTGGCTATTATTTTTTTGTTTGGAACGTTCCATATTTTTTCGGAACGTTCCATTCATTTTTTCTGCCCATCTATCTTTGGATTTCCATCCTCGAATTGTCCCTGAAGAAATATTTAATTGACTTGCAATATCTACTAAATCTATCTCGCCATTATGCTTTTTATAAATTTCAAAAGCTCTATCTCTATTAGGGTCTCTTGCCCTTGGCATATCACCACCTCTCATTCGTTTGTTGTTTTACATAATATTCTTAATAAAAAAAGAACTCCCTATAAAACCATAAGGAGCTCAAGATAATGTGATTAAATTTTTACAGCTTTAATTTTAACATATATATATTGTAATTACAATGTACTTATTTTGTAATTGAATATCGATATCAATCACTCACGAAATCCCGTAATTCCGTCAATTCCAAAGATTAGAGAGGATAATTTTTGTATTACAATATGTATGTCTTTATAAATAGTTTCTTTTGAACAATGATGTTTCTTTGCTAATTTACTTGGTGAACTTTTCTCTGGCGCAATATACATCTGATAAATAACATCATATTGTCTTTGATCAATACAATTTCCAGCTTTAGCATACATTTCATATATTTCCAACATTTTTTCAATATGCTGGACCATGATTGCAGTTCTAGTTGCGCTTCTTCTAATAGAATCAACAATGATATGATCATCATATATATTCATCATTGTGTCTAAGATATCTGCTGCACTTTCTTGCATCTGTGTTTTTCCATAAATAGATTCTTCTGCATTACATTTTAATTCTCTATAAGTGGTCAATAATAATTTTGTATTATGCAGCATTTTATTTGATTGTCGTTTGATCTGATGTGTTCTTTCTTTCTCAACCTTGTCAATAGCTACTTTGGCCGCATTTTCAGATGATATTACAATAATCTTTTCTAACATATCTTTCGTTAATATAATTGCCTGTTCTGCCATACTTGCGCTCCTCCTCTATTTCATTTATAATGATCTTACATAGTTTTTATTTGGGAGTTGCGCAAGCACTCCTATTTTTTATGCTTTATCATCCCACTGCAATTTCTGACCGCAATCAGGACAGTAATTTGTCTTACGTTCAATTGGAATGTCATGATATCCATCCCCAAGATCTCTTGAAAACTCATATCCACAAGTACACTTTGTATCCTCCCATTGTTTGAACTTAATCTTGTGTGGCTTCTGTTTTTCTCGTGCCTCTCTGCACTCTTTAGGTGTTCCTAATGTTTTATAATACTCCAGCAAAGGATAATCAACCTGAACATTCTTACTCTCCTGTTTCAATGCCTTGACTTCTTCTGGTGTCAACCCTGTATCTTCATAGTGTGCAAGATCATACATTGCCTTATTGATAAGGCTCTTATTTCTGATAACTGCCACTCCGCAGCTATATTCTGTTAATCGCTCCATATGCATCTCTCCTTTACTCAATTACTATTTCCTTAACATCTACAACTTCGCTGAAATCAGGCACCTGTTTGATTTCTTTTATGTACTCATTAAATAAATCTGTCATTTTCTGTTCATACTTAGCAAATATTTCTTCTCTTCCTTCTCTGGTTGATATATCAAATCCTTCTGTGCATTCGTCATATTCAAAATACATATGTTCTTCAATGCGATCCAAAACATCATCCATAAACATACCAGCATTAATCTCTGGCTTTACTGCTCTTCCAACAAACACTATATCCCCAGGTTTCATATTTTCAATCCGCTTCGCATCTTCTATACATTCTTCTATGGAATCGTATTCTCCAATGAAATTACCATACTCTCTTATACTATATGCATATTCAATTTTATCCGGTTCCTGGTCCTTTGGCTCAATTCCAAACATAAGCTCATAGCTTGCATCTAATTCTTCATCCGTCATATTTAAGAAAATATATCTACTGTCACGTTGTTTTACTTGTTCACACATAGCTCTGCATCCACACCACATGCAAGATCTTTTCTTACAGCGATCGCCTAATTGTGTTACTTTTTCTTCTCTTGTCATAGAGCCTCCTCGTACATATCAAAATCTACACATAATTCACATTCGAGTGTAGAATATTTATGTCTGCAACTTCTACATTCTTGGTATAAATTTTCTTCCTCCCATTTTTCAGTGTAATATCTTCTGTTTTTTTGCGTTGATTATTCATTCTCTACCTCCACTGGCACATAATCTAACGGAGATCGCCATACCCAGCCCCATGTATCATCGTAAATAAGAAATTCCGTACACTCGAATTTATCTTTCTGGACAGCAAATACTGTGTAAATCTTTCCTGTTGCTTTCTTCTTTACTTTAAACATAATTAACGCCTTTCTATATCAGTGAAAAATAATAAGCCGAAAGTATCATACATGCCCAAAATGCTGTATTTAATTTAAGTGCTGTAAATGGCTTTCTTTTACGTTCATATATTTTTGATGCAATTATAGATATAATTCCTACCATGAAAAACGCATAAGCCAATATTTTGTTATAGATCATAGATCATCCCTCTCTTTCGCTGCCTGACATAAAGTCATTACTGTTGCACCAGCTACCGATCCAATGAATAATCCGCTTAAAAATCCAATGATCATAAATTATCCTCCAAACATGCTTACTGTCCCTTTTCTTCAATCATTCCAAGGGTTCCTGATTGCAGCTTTTTCAAAACTTCTGGAATATTCATCTTTTCAATAGTGTCTTTTGCAAGATTCTCTTTTAGTTTCTGTTCTAATGATTTAACAATATCAACTTCTACTTCGTGTTTTGCTCTCTGAATCATGTTACCGATCTTATCATCAAGCTCTCTTTTTAGATATTTTGTTGTAAGTAGATCTGCTGCTGAATACCGATTACTTCCCCAGTCTTGATAATTTCCATCTTTATCATATCTTTTCTCTTTAATGAAACTTTCAAATTGCATTCCTACATATTCGGATAATGAATAATATGTGATTTTATCACTCCAATCACTTGATTTTTCAGGAATCTGAATATTATTAATCTTTTCAGAGCATACATTTTCGATAAATTTATTGATTGCTTTATTGATTGTCTCTTCTGATTCTTTAACTTTCTCTGCAATCTTTGCATCAACCATTCTCAATGCTTCATGTGTTGCTTTCTTTAAAAGGGCATCTTCCACACCTTCAATGATTCTCTCTTTTAATTCTTCGTCAATTGAATAGGAATCTTCTTCCATCCAATCAAGTTCTACTTCGATATTCAATTTTGCCATAATTCTTTCTCCTTAACTTTCTTTAACAATTACTTGATCTTAATGACTCTCTGTCCTCTGTCGTACTGATTAAGTATCTGTTCTAGTGCTTTTTCTGCTTCCTCTCTTGTATTACATGTCTTAACAGTTTCTTCTGTTTCTTCTGTCATCTCACATTTAACAAGGTATTCCTTTTCCCCTTCTTTGTACTGATGCTCATATATCCATATACTTCTGACATATTGCATATTCACAATCGTTTTATCTTCGACTTGTATTAACATAGATCTCCACTATCTCCTTTCCTTTTCACACCAGACGCATCCCTTGTCGCACTTGAGCCGAACTTTTAGCTTCTGCTGCTTGTCTGGACACAACTTCATTTTCCCGATCGGTTTGCCTGTGATCTCACAGATGTAACCTTCAAATTCTTTCTTGTTTACCATTGTTTTTTCCTCCACGCCATCACTACATCATTCTTTCTCAGATCTAATTTAATGTTATTTTCTTCTCTGACCTGCTCGATCATATCAATCCATGTCACATTTCCTGTTTCTAAACACTCTGTTTTATCATTGAATCTTTTTTTGAATCGATCTAATCTCTTAGTTCCGAAATCAAATTCATCTTTCAAAACTATAAGACTCATGATCAATACAGTATCTAAAATCTGTAGTGTTGCATCTCTAAAATCCTGATCAAGTTCTCTTGGATCTATTAGTGTTCGAAGCCCTGCAAGATTTCTCTGTCTTGTTACTCTCTGTAGCTCTTCTAATCCTTTTTCTTTTGCTATTTTGTCACAGAACGCAATTCCTTCATTTCTGCCCTGCATTATATAATCTTGTTTACTCATACTATCTACCTATCTCAGACAGCTTAACTTTCTACCTGAAACAACATTTATACCGATCACTTTCTCCTTATTCTTTGCCTGATCATATAAACTGCTGTGATTCTTCGTTTCGTGATTTGTTGAAAAATTGTAATATCAAATCTAGTTTGTGAAAAATAAAAATACAAAAAACCTGAAAAATATGTTTACGTTTGCTTGCTTCGTTAATAGTTACTTGAAGAATCTTAATCAGATAGAAAATTAAGCTGTCTGATCGTACTCCTTTACTTATGATATCCGGCACAATTGCCTACATAATGCCACTGCAAACCTTCGTGTTTTGTCTTGCCCCCCCTGTTATCTCGGGGTAGAAACGCTTATACCACTTCATCAACGTTTTGTGATCGATGCCTGATGTTCTGCTGATCTCATTTGTGGACATACCATGTTGGATCCATAACTGTACAACACGGCGTTTAAATCCTTTGCTGTAATCTGCCATCAGTTCTCCTTTCTGTCTGCCACCTAAGGCAGCAGACTCATGGCTTATACATTGGCTTGTTTCTTATGCATGTTAATAGTTACTGTGGTATATAATTCAGTCCATCCGGCTGATCTCTGTCCGCATATGTGATCATCTTTCTACGTCCTGTCGCTTAAGATCATCCCGAAACTCACAACTACCACGACTATTACTACGACTTTTTTAACAACAATCTTAGGTTGTTGGTTACTACGGACAGAGATCAACCTGATGCTTTTTATTCTCTTTTACATTGCTACTAACAGCTTATTAATAAAATACTGCTGCCCTTTACCAGTGACCTTTGTAGTCTTTCTGATCTTTGTCGTTCCATCCGGATTTGTGATCGTTCTTTCTTCAACTTCAAACAATCCCATTTCCATGCTCTTTTGTGTTGGCATATTCCAACTTGGACCTCTTCTTTGGATTAAATATCCGTTATTTCTGAGTTTTTGAAACAGTCTGTTTTGACCAATATCAATTCCTTTTTGCTTAAGAATTTTTGCCAAATCTCCGATGAGAATAGAATCTTTACTCGCCGTTACTGCATCAGCAAAGATTTCTTTAGGCTTCATACGTTCATTGTCTTCAATCAACGTCGCATTTTCCGATTTTAGTTGATCAATAGTCTTATCCGCCATCTTCAACGCTCTAGCAAAAATCTGCTCTGGCGTGTTCCATGCTTTCTCGAGATCAAGGAAATACTGTCGAATCTGTTTCCCTTCTGGCGATCTCTGAATCATACATATCTGTTTTGCCATATCAATAGAAATTTCATGGTCAATATATGTAGTTTCGTTTCCTTGAGCTGTTAGTCTTTTATGACTAATAGCTTTGAAGTCTTCGTTTTCTGTAAAACCATACTCTTTCATTCTTTCAAACCACTTTGTATACTGGGTTCTAATATTCAGTTGTTGGTGCAAATCTCTTGCCGATACACAAGGCTGATCTGCATCATAATTAACAGAAATTAAATTATCCATACGTTATGTCACCTCCTAATTGTTTCTTTAATAACTGTCTTTCCAGATTCTCGTAATCACAATCTTTGACTTCTCGCTGTGTAAAATTGTGTATAGTTTCTTCTTTCTTTGGTTTCGGTGTTGATTTCTTCCGTTTCTTTGATGTAGGGAAGAAACTCTTATATCCTCCACCAAATGCTTTTCTTACAATGCCCAACTTATCAGAATCATTCTCAGCCAGAGAATCTAGTTCTTCTTTCAAGGCATTGATCTGTTCTGCAGATAATGTTGGTCCAGTATGATTCCTCATATCAAGATAAAGACAGAACTCTCTGTTCAGATCTGGATTGCTATAATAATATTTACTTTCCTTTACTTTACTTTCCTTTAGGGATTCTTCTCGGGAATTATCATTATTTTTCTTGGAATTATCCGTATTATTCTCAGAATTATATTCAAAATGGGTAACTTTAATAAAAGGTTCTGTTTCTTCTTCATTTAAAAGCCAGAACCTGTCGACTTTTATCGGATTCTTCTTAGCTCTTGTTTTTACTGCTAACTGGAATCTCTTCTGTATTCCGGCAGAAGTCAGGACAGCGTCCGACTGGAAAAGCTGTTTATCAAACATCGACCGTTCCAATAAGAATGTCAAGACTTGCTTCACCTTATCACTATTCATGTTCAGATCATCTGACACGATATAGTAAAAATCATCATCTACAATGATGTAATATCCATTTCTATATATTTCACAAAGAAGATAAATGAAAATTGTGATCCCATCTGCTCCATATCTGGATTTCAAGATCTTTATCTTCCTGTCCGAAAAGAAATCGCAATCCAAAGAAAAATAATCGATGCCTTGTTTTTTCTGTCTGGCCAAAACGATTCTCCTTTTCTTATTTGATTTCTTCTATCTCTACTTCAACTCGTGGGTCCTCTGCATAATGCTTTTCCATATGCAGCGTTACAACCTGCGTATCATCCCTGTATGCTAGTTTATTCAAAGCATCAAGAATACTTTTTGCAATGTTATCAATGTCTGGTTTCTTCGTTGGAAACATAAGGTCTTCCAACATCTGCTGTTTCTTTTTCTTGCTTGTACTCTTAACGATCGGATAATAAGCTATGATCGTTACTTTTAAGGGCTGTCCGTCATTAAAAATGATGTTGTTTGATTCCTGCCTGTAACAGCACTTGATCAGATTCTCATACAACACAGTACCTTCTGGCGTATATGAGAAAGTTCCACCTTTTTTACTACGGACAGTTCTTGCCCTGGCTTTTCCCTTCGGTGCACCAGGGACTGTAAATCTAACTGTCTCCATAACTGTTACCCGATGATCGTGATCACTTTTAACAGTTCTTCCGGTAAATTCTCTGTTAAATATTTCTTGATAGCATCTACAGCTTCATACTTCCAGAGACCACCATCAGCTTCTACCAATTTAAACATTGGCTGCCCATCAGAACCTTCTCTGATTCGGAAGATAAACTTGCTTTCTGGCTGTTCTACTTCCAGGAAGGTACGATATGGGCGAAGTGTTACTGGATTTGGTACGATCACATCTTCTTTTCCTGCAATGCCTTTTGTGATCGTAGCTTTCTGGCTGACTCCATCATCTCCATAGTTGGCCACTGTTTTATTTTCTACGTTTCCGGCAACTGAAAGAATCAGTTCTGTTTCATCACTCTGTTTAAAGGCAGTCTGCATATTAATTACAAACGCTTCCTGATCATAGTAATGATCGAAATCAAAACCATTTGGATTTGTACCTACGCGGAATAATTCTTCTCGATTTCTTTCCCGTGTAAGACCAGATAGTAATCTTACGCTTGTTGGAGATTCTACGTGAATGATCATAGATTCTCTTAACTCTTCACTCTTTCCACTGATATAATCGATCAGAGAATTAAGGCTTGTTGCTGTCAGAGGATCTGCCATTTCTTCTCTGTCGTATCTTGACATTGATTTATCGCAATAAGTCTTTCCTGCGATTTCTACAACATGTGGCTCTCTTGCACTGTCTGTCAATTCTTCTATATGTTCCATTGCTTCTCTTAAAAATGTGTTATCCATTGTTATGTACCTCCTGTTTATGCCTGTTTTGCTTTTCTTAAATCAATGACTTTGTTGCTTGGTTCATAGATTTCCCCAGTGTCCGGATCAAAGGCTTTCTGTGGCTCTTCCTCTTCCTGATCAATCACATCATTGACACTCATCTGTCCCGGAATCTGGTTAAAAATCTCGATCGCTTCAACCTCTCCGGTACGGAGATCACGTCCCATACTCAGGGCTGTTGTAGCTCCAAGTTCTGGTGCAAGGCTTAACTTTGTTTCTACCGTAGTTGCCACAAAGTTTCTTTCATCGTTTGGACGGAAGCTGATTGACACATTGATCTTTCTGACCTTCTGCGCATCAGTGTTCGGGTCTTGAACATTTTCAGTGATCTTTTCTAATGCCTTATTAAGCTGTACTGAAAGTTTCCCTCCTGCAAACTGTTCTAAGTTAATATGTTTCATCGTGTTGCTCCTTTCTTTTATTTAAAGAACTGCTGTGGTTCTTCTTTTGTTGTTTCTTCCTGTAGTTCCTGTTTTTCTGGTTCAGGTGTTTCCTCTGCCGTTTCCTGCAGATCCTGATCTGCTACAATATTTTCTTCTGAAACTGTATCTACATAATCTTTTGTTCCATCTTCACGGATCACCGCCATATCAGATTCCATTGCATTCTGCATATCAATGCTCATGATTCCCCATTTACTGATCAGCTGGCGAAGCATTGTCTTATAAGCCATTCCATCAAAATCTTTCTCCCAGAATGTATATCCTTTTTTTGCTGCATACCCTTTGGAATACTTTAATGCATGTGCTTCCATTTTCTTTTTGGACCAGTACATAGCTTTTCGGAAACCGTTTGTATATTCAAACATTGCATAGTATCCGATAGTCTTTGCTTCTTCCCTTACTTCCTCATCATCGATCAGATTTACTTCGATTTCTTCATTCAGTGGATCAAATCGAAGTAATTCCCCATCCTTAATTGCCAGAACGTTTAGTTTTTTGTACTGCCCTGAGCGGATCGCTAACTGAATGTATCCTTTATAACCAAGCTGAAACTGTGCTTCTTTACATCCTTTTTTGTTGTTTCTGAATGGTACCATGTAATACTGTCCAAGCTGTGGTGATGGAGAGAGTTTTAAAGACTCTCCAAGTAGTGCAGCACTTAAGATTGATGGATTTGTACATTCCTGTAAATCTGAATTAACCTGTACTGCAGATACAATAGAAGCAATGAAACGATCTCCGTTTTTACTACCGACTACATTATTAATCTGATTTTTTACAGCATCATTTGTAAGATATGCCGTTAATCCTGTTTTCTGCTGTCTGTTTGCTAAACTGTTTCCAACTGCCATTTTATAATTCCTCCTCTGGATCTATGATTTTAAATTCTTCACATACTTTTTGTACTAGACTGAGTCTTGCGTTAACTTCTTTAAAATTATGTTCTTTTACAGTACATCGGAATGTGATTGTTGATATTTTTTCTTCTGTATTATTTATTGATTTATGTGCTTTTACTGGCTTTTTTTTACTTTTGCCTGCAAATACTACTTTCCTTGCTTCTTCTTGTGATCGTTGTTTTCTTTGTTGCTCTTCCTGCTTTAGTTGTTCCTCATATATTGCTTTCTGCTTCGCTGTCTCCTCTAATTTTTGTTTTTTGTTGATTGCTGCAGTAAGATCAAAGTTCTTTAGATACTCTTCTTTCATCTCATAAGCAAAGGAACTTGTGTCTGCATTTATGACGAATAAATCATTGTCAACCTTGTCACGAATTTCTGTAATCTCCTTTGTGATTGATTTAAACGTTGTTGATACATTTAACCAGGACTCCTTAAAAATTTTGTCAAACGTTACTACGTCAGCGAGTCCACCGATTGTTTTTGCATAGATTTCTTTGACCTTTTCAAGTTTTTCCTGTCTTGTTGCTTCTTCGTATCCTTTGATCTGCGTATCAATATTTGTAATTGCTTTATTAACAATACCAATCAGTTCTTTCTCTTGTTTCTCAAATGCTGAATATGGTTCTGTAATCTGTTTTTTTATTTCTTTTCGTTTGCTCTCTAAAGCTTCCACAAATTTATTAAGATTTGCACGATCTTTTTTTGC